CTTTGAGCTGCCTGCTGTCTTTGAGACTCAGCCTGCCTTTGCTCTTCAGCAATACGCTGGGCTTCCGCTTGCCGCCTTTCAATCTCAGCAAGCTCTGCTTGGCGACGCGCAGCCTCTTGACGCTCGGCCTCTTGCCGAGCCATCTCCTGCTGAAACTGAATTTCTGCTTGACGAGCAGCTTCAGCCTCAAAGTCAAAATAGTCTGAACTAGGAACTTCACCGTAACTGTAATAGCTTGGAGCAGGAGCCGGAGCCGGAGCCGTAGCCGGAGCTACGTCAAAATAAGACTCAAATGGGTCGTAAAAATCAAGACCACCACCCATATCGCCGTACTCAAACCTGCTGTATCCAATAGCCATTAGTTTAGCACCTGGTAAAAACGATATGCCCACTCTTGCCAGTCGTCAAACTGGTAGGGCGACGGAGGGTTCAGCTGGGAAATACCATTAATACTGATCAGGCCAGCAGCCCAGTTCTGCCATTCGTCTTTATTATACAGCTGCGGGATCACCGCATAATCGTCTAGGTCAAGGCACAAAGTGTCTGCCCAGTACTGTATATCCATCCCGCGAGGGTCAACAATACGATGCGTCACGGGTTTTCCCCAAGCACCGTGCCCGTAGCCGGCTCAATATGGGCTATCGTCTGGCCCATCTGGTAATTGCCGCCAACCGTGTTGCTCTCAAACCGGAAACGCATCTCGCGGCGGATCTCGCGGAAGTACACCAGCTGCTCTTGCTTCGTGTTCGGGGTTGCGTAAATCGTCTGCGGATCACTGGTCACTTCAGCAGACTTGGCATTCGCCCGCCCCGTAACCTGCACAGTTATATTACCGGACTGTACAAAGTCGGGTTCCATAAACTCAACCCGAATCGCCATGTTCTGCGGCTCTTGAGAGGCAACCAGAGATATGTCTGCCGTCTCAAAGTACGATTGAATAGGACGAATCTGATCACCATTGATCTCGTCCGTCTTGTACTCATGCTGCCAAAGAACATAGCCTTTGGGGTCATTGATAATTCGATAGCTGCCGTCCTCGGTAATTCGACGCTCGCTGCTTTCAACCCCACGGTACTGAGTCAGCTCAGTATCCACAACGCCTACCACCAGCGGAGAACTAAAGACCTGAGCGTAAGCGCCCGCAGAGCGGCCACCACCCGGCAGTTCCGTGTCATACCACGTATTCTCACGAACGTTGTAAATAACCGCGTGGCTGCACTCCGTCGCATCTCCTCGAGGATAACACCACCAAATCTCACCCCAACGGGGAACCTTAAACGCAAAAACCTTCTGGCGCTGAGCGTAGTTCAAGTTGTCGTAGAACCAGTTCAAGTTCAAGTTGTTCGGGACTTCCCGTACAACACCGTTGAACATCAAGAATCGATCAACGCCGCACCAGTAGTAGATACCGTCGTACTCAATCACGCTCTGCGAAGAGAGGATGCTTGACTGCGAGGTAATGGTGTCAAACTGAAATACGGCCGACCCGCCCGTATAAGTAGCACGAAGCACAGAGTCAATAGACCAGAACAATCCAGACGGAGCATTGCCCGCGCCAGCTCGAAGCGGGAGCCCCTTTACAATTTTCTGGCTGGTAATACGGGCCGCGCCAGAGTCGCCGTTCGTCCAGTCGTCCGTGTAACCAGCACGGCTCCACTGAATAAACCCATCAGATCCATACGCAAATACATATGGAGCTAAGGCAACGATTCCGCCAGATGCTGTAACTTCAGTCTCAAGGTCTAGCGTTGCCGTTCCGTTGTCGTACCCACGATACAAAGCGCCGGCTGCGTCAGAAGAAATATCTCCCAAATTTGGCGCTACGTGAGCCAATATTTCGTTTTGGTTCGTCGTTGTGTTGTATGCAACATCAAACTGATACAGCGAGTTGATGTTTGAGACATAAGCTGGATTAGTTCTATTCGTTACAACACTAGATAACCCATTGGAATCAAGGCGCAATCTAAAAATTCCATCAGCAGTTCCAATGTGAATATATGTATAAGAATTATGATTGTGGATGTGCATGCCTCGAGCAATGCCGTCAAGCCGATCTTGCAATGCACGATACCCACCAATCTTTCTAGGTAGTCCACGCTGAAAACGGACCCATTGTCCGTCTACATAAAAGTTACCATCAAATTTCGTTCCGTCCCGCTTAATGCCTGGTTCAGAACGAACAATGACCGGCTGCAAAGGCATTAGTAAGTTCCACCCTGAATCGGGTCAAGACCAAGCGCAATTTGCGCAGCAGAAGTCGTCGCAGCCGTAAACACCGCATTACCAATTGAGGTAGCCCCCAAGTTCGTCCGGGCTGCGCTAGCAGTCGTTGCACCAGTACCGCCTTGGCTTACCGCAACAGGAATACCAATCGTTGCCGTGTCGGCGTCTACAACATCGGTTCCATCGCAATACAAAATTGCGCGGCCAGATGTAGGTACGTTGACTCCAGGGCTCGGCTGCGATGCGGTCCTAACTCCAAGCGTGTACAACCCAGAGGTCTGATTGCTAACCCAGTACTGTTGAATTGTTGTTGGAACAACAATGTCTCGGTTGCCTGTCAATGTTCCTGTAAAGATGTACGCAGTTCGGTTCAACTCCGAAATTGATAGCGTGTAATCTCCGCTGCCAGAAACATCAATTTGCAGCAAACTAAAGGCATAAATTGCAGACTGACCAAAACCAATAGTCCAGAATTGAACGCCGTTTGTAATAACTATGGCGCTATCGCCAGGCGACAATACTAGGGTCGTTGAGTCATTAATTAACTCAGAGCTGTTGGGGTTAAGCGTTAGATCGCCAGTACCACCGTTGCGAACGTTAACAAACCAATCGTTATCTAAAGACGGCGCGGCATCAAACGCCAAAGTTCCAGCTCCGCCAGTCCATACCAAAGCCTTAGCGCGGTCGCTTGAACCAGCGGTGTAATTTGTACTAAACGTGCTTACAGGCGCTGACTGGTTAAGCGTCGTTGCAATCGCCTTGATACCAAGACCGGCCAGCGAGGCTGCGTTTGTTGCAGAAACCGATGCCCCGTATTGGAATGAGCGCCAAGTACCGCCTGCGGTGCTGTTACTGGTTAAATAAATCTGGAAAGTGTTGCCAGACTGCGGAGCGCAAATTAACGTTCCAGAATTTGTATTGACGCTGAACGTGTTTGCGCCAACGTTGTTAAACAACACCGTAAGACCATTGCTGGCTTCGGTCGCATCAGGCATCGTGATGACAAGGCTGGTCGTCGTCGCATTAACATCCATGATGGACGCTACGACGTTTGCGCTAGGCGCAGCCTCTAATGGCCAATCAAGCGCCTGATCAATAGTGAGCGACACATACCGATACGAAACGTCGCTCGGGTATACGTTTGTGCCAGAAAATGTTTGGGTGTAAGTGGTCATGCGGCCTCCAAATTTTTATTGCGTTTCCTTAATTCAAAAGAAGCCCATGCCGCTTCTGACCATGGCTTACCTTTTTTACTTGCCGAAATTTTAGCGCAAGTTTTAAGGCTACGTTTTTTCCCTAAATTAGACAAAGAAATTTTAAGCTTCCATTCTTCAGACTTTCTGCGACCTTTGCCAATTGCGCTTAATTTTTGTTTATGTTTTTCAGAAAGTTTTTTCCCCTTTCTTCGTGCAAAACTAGCGAGCATTTTAGGAGTAATTTTCCCTCTTTTAGAAGCAGACATTTTTGCAATAACTTCAGGAGTCATAGGAACGCCATCTCCGCCATGAGTCATGTTGTACCCATGTGGAAGTATTGAATTCAATTCCTTGATAAAACAAATCTCATGCTCGCAAGCTTCTTTATGGCTTTCACATTGAAGAAGAAGATCAACCGTAAAAGCTGGTACACCATAAACACGAATAGCATCTGCAAGAGCGTAATTTCTTTTCCATCTTGCATTTTCGCAATGAATTTTAAATCGCTCATCAATAGTCTTAGAGGTATACCCAATGTACACTTTGCCGTTCTGAGAGCATGTGATTTTGTATAGTGAGTACATTATGCCTCCCGGCGATTAGTAGACCGGTCAACAATCTTCTGCAAGTCCTCGCCGTTCAGTGCAGCAAGAGCGCGGTCGTAGTAAGACTGCCAGAGCTGTACGCGCTGGTCGTCCTTGATGAACGGAGTTGCTTCAACCAGCGACCCATACAGCAACAGATTCGGCGCGTATTCAGACAGCCAGTTGGTTTGATTCGTGTCATCAAGCAACGGCGGAAGCTGATAATAAATGACTTCCATCGGATAGTCTGCGCCCGGAGTCGGGGCAAATATCCAGTGCTTGTAGTCGTAGTCCGCGTAAAACTTAGGCTGATCAGTCTGGGTTTCATTCGGCCAGTACTGGCGGATGTATTCATACGATCTTACAAAGACCGGGGTATGAACATTGTTTCCGCTGCCGGTGCCGATGTTGATGCTGATCGTATCGCGCCAGCGATCCGGCTTTGCGTAGACCGCCACCCCAGATTGCATCGTCGTATTAACGACGGTCTGGAACCCCTGGATCTTTAGCTCACGGGCAATCCGCCGCTCAGCAAGCGTGATTAGCCGGGGGATCTGCTCGTAGACAATCGGGTCCGTCGCACCACCACGCTCGAGGTAGTTGCGGATGTCCGCCTGCAAGCTTGTGAAAGTCATTAATGCTGGCATTTAACTCTCCTATCAAGTAACCCGACGCCACTCGGGTTTATCCACCCCTCTGCTGAAGTGGGGAGTATCGACCAGCTTAACGCCGTTACCACCCCATGAATTTAATGGGTGGAGCGATTCCCAGTACGCCCCGAGCGGGGCAAGAACAGCCTTATCGTACGTTAATTTGCCATTAAGGAAAAAGTTCAAATCAACCGCACGGCGCTGCAAGTGCAGGCTGTTCATCGTCCGGCTACGACCAGTCTTAACGTAGATCTGCTGCTGCTCGACAGTACGGGCTAACTCACCGCCAGTCACAACAAAGCCTTGCTCAGTGGCGTATTGGATCAACTTGCAGACGTCTAGCAAGAAGGCTGCCTGTTCGGAAACGAGACTCATTTCATCGCCTCCTTCAACTGCTCCCCCTTGTCTTTGCTGCCCTGCGACGATCCAAAGTAGTACGAGACCACTTGAGTGCTGATGGCCGACAGTACGCCGAGGACGTATATCAGGATGTCCTTGCGGGATGCCTCAACCGGGTTGTTGTCAAACATAACTACGCCAAAGAGCGTGAAGGTCATTGTAAGGAGGCCAAGCGCAAGGATCGGGGTGACGATCTTGTTAAGGAGCGGCGCGTCCTTGCTCGTAGCAATCGCAGTCTCGCGGTCACGAGCGGAGCCGAC